TCACCTATCGTCACAGAGTCATCGTCTAAAGTGATGATTGAGTTTGTGCCTACTGCCGAACCAACTCCTACTACAAACTTGTCAACTGAATCATCCAGACCCACATAGAAGTCNTTCGCGTTGCCGTCGTAGACAATCTTGGTATCAACCGCCGCGCCGTCTCCAATCGTAACAGCATCATCATCTATCGTCATGATACCGTTTGTTCCAACGGTGGAGCCCACGCCGACAACAAGTTTATCTTCGCTATCGTCTAGGCCCACGTAGAAGTCTTTCGCGTTGCCGTTATAAACAAGTTTTGTGTCTTCAGCAGTGCCGTCACCTATAGTGACCGCCGCCGCTGGGAACACTACGGCTTGGTTTTCATCAATAGATAGGGCAGGTGTAGTGCCGACAGCAGTGCCCAATCCTATGACGAGGTCATCTGCGGAGTCATCCAATCCAATGTAATAGTCCTGTGCGTTGCCGTCGAAGACGATCTTCGTGTCTTCAGCAGTGCCGTCACCTATCCGTAGAGCGTCAGACACGTAAAGACTTGCAAAGGCGTCCACAACAGCCGCGCCACCTCCTGCGCCGTCGCAAAACACAACAGCCGTATGGCCATTAGGGATGGTTATATTAGCACCAGAACCTTGCGATATAATCGCAGAATAGGGTCCACTAGAACCAGAATCCGTTGTTGCATTTATAAAAATAAAATATGCCGTTGTCGTATTGGGTGCCACGGTAACCGTATTGTTAGCCCCAAGTGCGCCCGTAAACTTAATGACACGAAACATACCGTCTTGAAGGTTCTCGGTGCCTGCACCAGGAGATGCTTCGCGAACCGTCAGAGTGTGCGTAGTGCCAGATAGTCCAACAGCCTTGAAGGATGCTACCCGGTCCAGAAGGTCTAGGTTATGATTGGTAGTTGTTCCCCATGCGCCAGACTGTTCGCCAGAGCCAATTTTTTCAATACCAAAATTTGTTGTAAATGAAGATGCCATTATTCTGTCCTTATGCTGCTATTTGTGTCCAAGTAGGTGTTTGGGACGCATTAATTTCTGTAAACCCAGATGTCTGTGACTCATCAATTTGATCCCAAATTAATACAGTGTTAACCAAACCCGCAGCAGACACTCCTTCTACAGTAAATTTAAAGTTAATTTGTACTGATCCTATCGCACTTGCCGCAGAAACTCCAGATGGAGAAAGAATAGAGTTTGTAATAAAGGACGGAGATCCTATCGCGCTGGCGGCAGATACTCCCGTAACCGCCACAACAGCCTTACCTGATACGGTAGGACTTCCTATCGCGCTGGCGGCAGAAACACCTGTAACGCTTACGGATACAGGAAGACTTATTACCACTGAACCTACGGCGCTGGCGGCAGAAACACCTGTAACTTCTACGGGAAGTGGACTATTCCAAGCCCCGGAGTTCCAAGTACTTCTATCCCAGCCAGTGATTAAGGCCATTAGGCAATCCTAATAACTGCATTGTTAGCGTCATTTGCAGGGTACTGAATAGTAAAATCACCCGCGCTAGACGATTTGTCTCCACCAAAATTAATAACCGCTATCGCCGGATCCGCTGCATGATTAGTAGTAGAACCCGTACCTGCTGAAGAAAGCGTTGAATTATAAATCAAAGCTCCTCTAGCACTCGAAATCGTAGAAGACGAAAACGTAGTATCTGCAAAATCTACAAACGCGGTAGGTACAGAAGAACTGTTGTCGGCAAGACCAATGGTTACACTAGATAACGCTGCACCTCCAGCGGAGTAGTTCGTCCCTGAAACTTCGTTACCCGTAGTGTACCCGGTAGTATCCGCGTCAATAGAGGAACTGTTTGTAAACATGGCTACTTTAAGAGTGTCCGCAGATATTGCACTAGATCCTGTTCTAGTGTGAGCCGTTAAAAAATGTATCCCAGCAAGTATTTCACGTTTAAAAGTTCCGCACATTGCGGATGAACCAACGGCCATTACAACCTCCTTATAATCTCGGCCATGTCCTCATGGCCTTGTTGTTTTAGAAGAGCCCAGATAGTTGTTCTCTCGCTTTGGGCCATTCTCTCCATATACGAGATCAGAATCGCTTTTAGCTTATCTCTGTGTGCAAGAGCCTGCTCTTTAATAACGGGTGGTGCTGTATCAGAAACAACCATAATCTTGTTCATGGCCATCTCGGCCATCTCTTCAGGAGAATGACCTCTGTTCGTAGAAGTAAAGACGAAGGGATCTGCAATTGCGGTGGCTGAGTCACTATCAAACATTATGAAACATCCCTTCTAAGACGATCATAACGATATTGATCTCTTGTCTGAAGTCCCTCACCCAAGTTCTTAATCCATTGAAGAGATTCTTGAAATCTTCCGTTATACAGCTGCAAAAGGTCTGCCTCGCCTTTCATGAAAGTATACGCCTCAACGAGACTTCCGTACAAAAGAGCCAATTCTGCATTATCTCCTAGATAGCTGGTTCCGCTTGCCGCTGTTGTTATGGAAGTTGGGCGATAGAAATAGTGAAGCTCCATTGTATAAACCTGATCGGGCGCAGGCGCCAATAAGAAACTATCGTTATCCCAATCAGCGTAATACACAGGCGTTCCCGTAGTCGCTGAATTCGGCGTGAAATCTTGAAGCATCGTAACTTGTTTATACAACAAAAATTTATTTTCTGAACTACTGATCACGCTCAAGGAGTTTTGAGAAAGAAAATCAGAAGGCTTCGACAGATACTTATTTCCTATGGATGTTGATCCTGTAGAGTTCTTCCTGAATACATCTAGTTGCGCCTCTTTCAGTATGCGCTCTTCCGCGTTTAAAATAAAACGAGGAAGCTGACTCACAAACGTGGTCTCTGTATTCTGCGTGTAATCCTGTATCGCTGTTTTCAACGTGGTAAAAGTATAAGCCATTCTATGCACTCACCGTAACGGGACCAGCGGATGCAATGCCACCCCCTCCTACCGTATTTCCAGAAGTTGCTGTCTCACCAGTCGCAGAAAAAGTGTACGTGTTATCATTAACCTTAGTAATTGAGTAACCAGATGCAGATTGCACAGTTGAAGCGGTAAAGCCATCAAACGCTTCAATAGACCGAAATCTAACGGTATCTCCAGTAGAACGACCATGATTAGGTTCCGTGACAGTAATTGTTGCGGTTCCACTGGTTCCAGACTTGAAAGGGTTAAACTTCAAAAGAACCGTAACAGCCGGTTCAGAACGATCTGGGCGGCTGATCCGCAAAGCCTGCGGGTCCGCTCTAACTCTTCTAGGAGATAGTTGAGGCTGCTTGGCCTCGTATTCGTCCCTTCCAACGAGAGCATTATTCCACTCTTTTATCATATTGGTAAGTTTATATGCTCTTCCAGAACGATCTGAAATTCCAAGAGCATACTTTCCTGAAGCATATCTAGCCATTACGTGACACTCAACGAACTGTAACTAGGAACAAGACGAAGAGGTACTCGTTCACCATCTTCTGAAGCCGCTCTGTAGAACTCTTCTTCGTATATATCTTTAAGAACCCCTATTCTGTCCGGGGCTCTTTTAACAGAAAGATAGTATGATAGTCCCGCAACTAAACACGGAAGAAATCTAAAAGGAACATCCGCATCATTTGTAGAAGCATCAACATCTTCTATTCTTCTAATCCTGTAATATATAAGTTGATCAGTAGAATTCTCTGGCGCAGGCCATACGGTAATTGTCGGAGTTATCTGACGGTCAACAAAGAATTGAGTGGGTCGGCCCTGTGTAGTTTTGTCTGGTATGCTTAGATAATCCTGACGGCCAATACGAGTGACTCCGATATCGGTTCCTGAACGCCTTATCACAGCCTCAAGAACGTCTACCGTTGATTGAGTGTCCGCTAGACTAGCCGCAGAAGTAACAGTGGTTGCTGCGGCACTTGTCGCACCTGTAATCACTTCTGTAGCAACGAAAATACCTACAGGGACAGTTATGGTTAATGATGTTGCTGTAGGCTTGGTAATAACGGAAGCCACCGCCGCGCTGGTTCCTCCGCTAATCGATTCCCCAACAGAGAAATTAGCAGAAGCTGCAACAACCAGCGTAATTGTTCCAATAGGATATGTTGAGATTGCAGAAGATGAGGATAGCCGAGCAAAATTAAGAGTCTTCTCCTCAACCGTCCATAAATTAAGACCTCTGTTTGCCCATTCTGCAAATAAGAGGTTTAAAGATCTTCGAGCGGTAGCCGCATCGTATCCAGTGCGAAACTCAAGTCCACATCTCTCAAACGCCTCTTCAATGGCATCCGACATGTTCAAGTTAAAGTCAGCGGAACCTGAAGTAGCCATGCTGATTAGTATTCCTTAATACAGTAGATAACTACAGAGTAAGTGTCTCCGCTGCTATGCCCCACAGTAGTTAACTGAATATCTCCGGTTTTTCCTCCAGAAGCTGCAACATTAGGTAATCCGCTAATGTCTGAGTAATCCAGAGTGTCTGAGTAGTCGGCAGGTAATTCTACAGCGATAACATCTGTAGATGCATCCCAAAGTAGCTTTACACCCATTCCGGCAGTAGAGAAGGAAACTTTCTGTAGGCGAACCCCAGTGCAAGAAGTGCCATCTGCTCGGTCAGATAGTGCGGACACATCAACCTTAACAACCGCTGATTCTCCAGTTCCATCACTTGTGTTCGTACAATAGATAACAGCAGATCTTGCTCCATCTATTACCGTAGTCGCTGTTACAGCATCTGCCATATCTGGCTCCTTCTACATAAGTAAAGAACGGGGAGGAAAACCCCCCCGCCTAAACTATTAGCCATTGTTAAAATCAACATTCATACCCGTGATACGAATCCAGATTTTACCCGCTGTGTATGCCGCATTCGTTGCATCACCCTGAACCAGATAAATGAACTTCTTGGACAACGCCGCCATCACGGCTCCTGCGTCAACCGAGTTATAGTAACCCAGAGTAAGGTCACCGTTGTTCATCATCTGTGTACCGGAAGCAACCGCTGCACCAGAAGCCGTTGTTCCCGTAGCAGAAATATCCACGTTAATATCAGGATCACCACCTGTCGGGACCTCAACGCAACCAAACTCAAGAAGAATAGGGATACCGTTAACTTCTTTTGTCAGTTCTGCAATATAGGCATTTGCATCTGTGCCGTTACCGATAATCCGGTCTCCAGTAGCAGAGCCGTCAAAACCACCGTGGAGGTCAATAAGAATCGATGTAACAATAGTGCCACCCATTTTATTAACGAAGGTGTTGATAGAAGCATCTGGGATACCAGAACCATGAGTGTTAGGAGTGATACCAAAAATAGTCGCTCCTGTATCTAAACTAGCATTGTTCGCTCCAGCGGCGGTAGCCGTTCCAGAAAAACCGTTTGTATCGACAATGTTGTTGATACCAGAAGTAGCAACCGTTTGAACCTCAAACTGTTTTTGAGTTACCGTTCCAGTGGTGGCATTTGTTGTAATCTGCTGAAACCCGTTTTGAGAACGGACGGGACCGCTAAAAGTTGTATTCGCCATTTTAAAATCCTCCTTACGAAAGGTTTCGCCCTAGAGTCTCCGTAAGCGTCTGCTGGGGCAGTCGCTAGGGCCAGTGCATCCCAGATTGTCTCTGTAACCATCATTCGATAAAGAGAGGGGGGTATAAACCCCCCTCACTAAAATCACGCTCCAGGCGATCCGAATACACAACGTGGATCGGAGAAACCGAAACTGTAACGCTCACGAGCTTTGTAGCGAACATTGCCAGTATCGAAGTCACCTTCCATTTTAGTCGTAATCGGAAGACGCTCAAAGTGAACAAACCCTCGAGGAGCATCCGTCTTAATGAAGAATGCGTCCGTATCCGTGAGGTAGTGGTTAACGACATAACCCTGCGGAAGCATACCCATGTTCCGCGTAGCGTTAATATCGTTATCCGCAGATCCCGGACGGAGAGTTGATTCAAGCAGACGATCCGCTACAAACTGCAATGCAGGTGGAACGATCATCTTCAATCCACGAACAGACACTTTGAGGCCGCGCTCATCAACGAAGGCTGAGATGTCGATGAGAGAGTTTTCAAGGCTCGTCTCATTGAGGTCTGCCGCCGTAGACAGTTCGTTACGAAGAGTGCTACCACCGGCCAGAGGATGGTCTGTAGCGCAAAGCTCTTTTCCATCACCACCCGTAACGGTGCTATCAAAAGCATTGTTCAAGACCGCCGCCGCTTTCACCTGTTTGGTGTTAGCCATGCTGCGAGCAAGTGCCTTTGTGTAACGAGACGCCAAACGATCATAAAGATTGTCTTCAATAGCTTCTTCCGTAATGGAGAAAGCTAAAGCAATCGTTTCCATCGTGTAACGTGCCGTATACGCCTCTTGAGCGTCATCGAATGAAACTGCCGAACCTTCTGATTTTACTGGTGCCGAGCCAAAGCCAGACAGCATTACTTCCTCTTCAAAAGCTCGATCTGAAGATTCCGAATCAAAAATTTCTGCATGTTCCGCGTCATACCTAGCATACTCAAGGCCAAAAAGGGCATTGAGGCCAGGCTCTAGCTCTTTAGCTAGCTGTGCTCTTGAAATAGCCATTTCTCAATACCTCCTTATACGCCAGTGGTTGAAGGCGTACCCGCAGCAATGGACCCAACGGGTGCATTGAACGGATTGTTCAACCTAACGATTGCAGCAATACCCGCAGCAGTGAAGTCCTCATTTTCAGGATCTTCCATCCAACCCATAACTCGAAGAGTCAGAGTGTTGGTTGTTGCCAAGGTGCTAATAGCCAATCGGCCTAAAGAAAGACCTGTAGCGTCCGTCCCCGTAATGCCTGTAGAAGTGCTGGCATTCAAGAACACACTTGCTCTTGCATTTGCCTCACTGGTCCACGAAGCATCCGTAGCAATAGCGTAGAGCTGATTAGGATCATCTACGATAAATGCCTTTACAGGATGGTTGCTATCAGCGCCTGATCCGGGCCAATAGTTACTGAAGGTCGTTTTTCCAGTGACGCTAGAGACAAACTCACATCCTTGAAATACGCCTAGATGACTGACAGTGCCACCAGCTGCATTAGCTGCGTGATCAATAAACCCAGAAGCAAGAGGAATAACCACCTGCCCATGGAAAATCTTGTCACTGTTGTCAGACGCAATTTCGTATGGGGAATATCCCGTAACGCCAGTGGAATTAGTGGCACTGCCCAATTTGCTTATTGGGCGAAGGCCAAAGCTTCCATTAGAGTTAGCCATATTTTATTTACTCCTAGCCCTCTAATTTACGAGGGCCTCCAAAAGTTACACTAGACTGCCGTTCAGGTTTACTGATCGGCATAGCTGGATGCTGCTCTCGGGCCAGATCATTATCAACAGCGGACATTTGATCTTTAGCAACGTTTTTAAAGTAAACAGTTCGCTCATTCGCAATCTCTTCGGGAATCCGGGCTAGGAGCAATCCACCTACACCAATAACACCGGCATGTTTGCCGTCATCAACGGTTGGGATTTCAAAGTCTGGATATTCATCACCACGTACCAACTCCCATCCCTCTCGAGACCTTGCGGAGATGTTCTTGCGGTCATCAAAACCCATAACTTCTGCTCTTATCCACCTGTGCCGATAACCTTCTGGCGCGGGTGGAGCCTCTAACATAGACGGCGGCTTCCACGGAGTAGAACGCGATTGATGTTCGCGTGTGCTTTTAGCCCTGGGCGTCTTAGGTGACTTCTGGCGAGTAGTGTTCTCGGTATTCATAATTAATCCCTCACATATTTTGCGTATTCTTCAAGCGGCACATTCAGCTTCTTGGCAATCGCAATCTGCGACGGAGTTAACCGCACTCTTTTACGTCCACCTTTGTTGCGGGATTTAGAACTCTCGGCTGACGCAACCTTTTGAGTCCCCCCGATGTTACCGTTTTTTGACCCAAGTTTATGAGGAAACTCAGACAAAAGACGATTGTCAATCTCAGTATAGTACTCATTACTTGTGGGGTCAAATCCTTCATCCTCCACAAGTTTTCGGTGAATACCAAATGCCGCATAAGTCATAGCGTCATCTGTACCAAACCAAGAATTTTTTTCTGCCCAGGCTTGCGCTCTTGGGTCAGGAGCCGGTTGCTTAACCTGTGGTTGAGGAGCTTGTGGTTGAGGTTGCGCTACAGTCTCCGTAGGCACCTCTTTCTTGACCGAAGCTAACCGTTGTTTTTCAGCGGAAAGTTGAGCAAGAGCTTCTTGAGCCTCAACAAGGCGATCTACATCACCGCTCTCATGAGCATCTTTTAGGATTCTTTTTGCAGAATCAAGCTGAGAACTCACTCGGCTATCAAATTCTTTTTGATAGCCCTCATCCAGCGTTTCAAGACGCTGCTTCAAATTTTCGTTTTCCTGTCGGACGTTTTCTGCAAACTGAATAGCTGTCTGCTTTTGTCGTTCCTCTTCACGATACTTTGAAGTCAGCTGTTTAATTCGGCTTTGAGCTTTTCTAGAGTAATCGTCCAGCTCTTTTTCTTTTTCTCCGTCATCAGCGGACGCTTCTATCTCCACGCCATCCGCTTCTGGGTTAGATGCCTCAGAGACATCTACGTCAACAGACGTTTCGTCAGAATCTCCAACATCGATTGTTGTTTCTTCTGTTTCAGTTATTTCACTCATCATATCCTCTATTCTTTCTAGACATGTTTAATATCATCAGGTTCAAGAATTGTAGCAATTACTTCGTCATCATTAATGATACGAACTTCACCGCCATCAATCTTAAACCTAGCACCAGCATATCGTCCAATGCACACCCATTGGCCCTCGAAACACCAAGGTTCCATATTCTCACCAAATTTATGTGGATCTTTATATGCTAGTGGTCCTAATTTAACGACATACGCAACAACCGTTGCCAAGGCTTCTCGGTCTCGAACAGCGTCTGGAATGAAAACTCCCCCATCCGTAGTCGCTTTTCCAGCGTAAGGCATAACTAGGATACGCCATCCTGTTGGTTGAGGTAATCGTTCCTGTAGAGCCTCTTCCAAAAGAGAGGGGTCTAAAACTTTTTTATCAGCAGAAACGTATGCTGATGACACAGAAGATTTAGCTTCTGCTACGTGATCTGGTACGTATAAGGTCTTGGTCATTCTTCTTTCTCCAACCTATCTAATCGTTCTTTGATTTCAGTTTTAGCATACTGTAGCCCATTAAGTTCTCCTACAAGCTGGCGATACTTTTCCATGCTATCTGGAGAACCGTGCAGTATGTTTTGTTCTGTAAGCTCAATCCTTCCTTCTATAGCTTTCAGAACGGCATACGCAAACGAAAGAGAGTCTTCCATTAGCGCATCTTGGTCTTCTTAGGTTTAGATGGACCATCGTTGTCTTTCAAATATTTTTTTAGATCCTTGTCTTTAGAATCATTATCAGAAAGTGCTTCTTTTACTGCGTCATAAGCACCTTTTGCATAGCCAGCAACGCCGAGGCCAGCTAATACTGTAGCACCTTTTGCAAGAGGAATTAAGATAGTCATTTATCGCAGCTTCACATCTCTAGGTGACTTGCTGGATCCACCGTCGTTGTCTCTCAGATACCTCAACAACATACGATCTGCATCAGATCCTGCGCGAGCACCCTCACCCATAATCATAGCTGCTCGAGCACGATCTGCCTCAGCCATTTGACCCCTATCAATTATTGTGCGAGCACGATCACCCTCATCCATAAGCATAGCTGCCCGAGCACGTTCTGCATTAGACATTGCTCTACCATTTGCCATTAGAATGTTCCTTGTCCACTGTTGCTGTTAAAATAACGTCCCTTGA